TTAATTGAACAGGAGATATGCTAAACGGGATTGTTTCTATGAGTACTTGTCTCATTTAGTTTAATTCTTCTTTTATTAAATTGCGAACTAATGAGCGAAGTTTAGATTCCTTTAGAGAATCCAATTTTTCCTTACTCATAGTATTAAAATTCTTTTTTCTATATTCTAAAGCTTTTAATGCTCTTGATCTATATGGTTCCGGCCATTTTTTATATACTTCTTCATCATCAGGAACATAATCCACTTCATATTTAATCCAATCAATTTCTTGGTTGTAAGTGTTTTGAATACCTAGTTTGTTTTCTTTTAAATCACCGTATCCACTAGACTTGTATTTGCCGGTTGGTGCTTTGGGTTCTTTAGATGTTTCTAATCCAATGCCTTTAACAGCAAACATTCCGTTTTTAGCATAATAGTTAATATCTTTAGCCATGTTTTTGGCTACAATTTGTTTTAATTCGTCTACTGTTTTTTCTGCATTTTTAGGATCATCCATTTCAGCTAAATAACCTATCAAGAATGATTGACCGTAAACATTGTCTATGTTTTTAGGATCGCTATTATCAAAATTGCTTTCTAAATCTTTAGCTACATCTTTATCTATTTTCTCAAATGTATTTTGATCACCATATTCTTTTTTATCTTTAACACCTACAGCTTCTTTTATGTTTGTATTAAAAATTTTAAACCAATCTGGTTGGTTTGGGTTTTGTGTTGCAATACCACCTACTGCTTCGGTTAGGATATTTTTACCCTTTAATATTTTAACAGTATCTTTAAATGTACTGTTTACAGTAAGAAGTTCAGGGAACAAATAGCGAGCTTGTTTTAGGAAATGATCTTTATTTCCTTTACCCTCTGTAATTTCGATATATTGATTTTGTAATGTTTTCATGATTATAAATATTATGTGTATAAAATTACAGGCGCACTTAATGTCCCTAAACTACAAGAAGTTATAAATAGAGGTATTGTAACCCCAGCAGGAAGAGTAAATGAACCACCTGTTCCTTCTATGACCTGTCCTACATTATCTATCCCTGCTCCGTATTTGTATGCTGTAATTAAAGAACCGGTAGGAGAATTAATTGAACCAGTTCCTAAACTTTGAATACCAGCAAACGAACCAGTAGCTGATTGTCCTGCTGTTAATATTACTCCTCCAAAATTTACGGGTATATTTGCCATGTTATTGTTGTTTTGTGTTGTCGTCGGGGGTAAATGAGTTAATTATATCGTCTAATAACTCGTTTGTTGAATCTGTTGAATAAACAACAGCATATGATTTGGGATTATTTTTATAATAATCTAAAGTTTTATTTCTTGCTTGTTGTAGTAATGGGATTAATTGATTTAGCTTTTTTTCTAAAATATTAAATCCTTCTAAACGTTGAGCTAAAAATTTTCTTCTTTCAGGATCAGATACGTTCAAAGCATTTAAATAATCTTCTACTTCTATAGTTTCCCACAATTGTTTAACTTCAATACCTTTAGCCGCTTTGTTTAAAGCAGGTTGATTTACTAACTTATATTTAAATGTTTTTACATAGGTATTGTCTGTTACTCCTTCAGAACCAGCTTTAGGACCAGGACCCATATTAGCTCCAGGACCTTCTTTAACGGGTTTATATCCTACTTGAGTGTATGCTCCGTAATTTCCTTTTGTAGATTTTTTAAAAGCTCTAGGAGCTGCAGTATTTTCACCTGTAGTTCCGGATGTAAAACCAGAAGTACTAGATATAGTGTTTGTTTCTTTTAATTTGTATTTATACTTTCCCATGAATATTTTTAATTTCGTTTAAAAGTTCATAGTATTGTAATAAATTAATTAAATTATCGTCATTAACTTTATGTGATTTAGATAATGGAGTTAACAATTTAATTACTTCGTCTAATTTAATTTGAACTGCTTTATCTGCAATTTTAGGAGATAAAGTAGTTAATTTTGTTTTAAGTTCTTCAATTTTAGTGTTATAAAAATCTCTTAGTTTTGGAGTTGAATCTACAGAATTAACAAATTCTTTTAATATTGTTTTTTGATCCCCATTCAATGATGAGTATTTTTCATTAAATTTTTCTAAAAGAACTCTATATGCTAAAATACGAAGATCTTTATCGTATGATTGAAATTCTACAAGAACATCCTCTTTAATTTTTTGTTTATCAATAGACTTAGACGTTAATGATTCTAAAATATTGATTTTATTTTCAATAAGTTGATCTGGGTTGTTTATATTAGTATTGTATAATTCTAATAGAGTGTAGAGGGAGGCGTGTAGTTTATAGTTAGGTAATTTGGTTTTAAAGAAATCTTCAATATTGTAATGAGTAGAAATTTCCTTAATTAAATTGTATTTTTGTCTTTTAATTGCTCCTCGGTTTAAACCTTTAGAAGTTTCTACAATAGAATTAATAACTATTTCAGCCTTGCCTTCTGTTAAGTTCCTGTGTTTAGATAGGGTTTCATATAATTTATATTCTTTCCCTAGTTCACTTTTAACAAAATATTTTTTTAAAATATTAATTGCTTTCGATTCTTTTCCGGATAATGTATCTGAGGTGATTTGTCGAACTAAAAGTTCGAATAAAATCCCTGTATTTTTTATCTTTGAGTGTCTTATGTTCATTAGCCTAGGCTTTTGTTATAAATATATCAGAATATTTATTCCATTATGTTATTTTCGTCTAAAAATGAAATTTCTTCATCTTTTTTGACTAAACTTGGAGATTTTACTAAACTTTCTATTAGACTTTTATTTTTAAGATATACTTGTTTTGCTTCTAGTGCTAATGGAGACCCACCTTTATATTGAGGGCGAATACTATCAGATTCATTGTCATCAAATTTTGCACCTCTATTACCTAATCTGTCTTTTCCAAATGGACTTTCTTGAGAATTTCTATCTGTAGATTTTTCTTCAGGGCGCCCTAATGGTACTTTTTCATCATATCCATCAGGTACTGAATTGTCCTCGTATCTGCTTCTTCCATATAGTGAAGCTAAATCGTGAGGAGTTCCATATGATTTTCCTGTTAATTTAGGATCATTTCCTTCTTCGGATACCTGTTTGTTTCTAAAGGCGCGTTTTTGGTCTTCAATAATTAAATCTCTATATTCTTCATATTGATCTTCACTCAAATGGAATATATTGTCGTAAATCCAATCAGTGGGTAGTAACTTAGTTTCCATAATCTTTTGAGCTAAGTCTACTTTTTGGGTTAATAATGCTATTTTTTCTTGATCATATATAATAGACGGTGTTGTTAAATCTAATTCAAAATTTGTTAATTCATCACCGCTATACCCTTGAGCATATAAATGTACTAATGCTATTTTATATAATTCAGATAATACAATGCGCTGGATTCTGTCAATTGTGCGAGCAAATCTAATATCTTCAGCAGCTAATGTTGCTTTGCCTGTTAAATCTTTTTCATATCCCATAAATGCTTTAGGCACCTTGAGGGCAGCAAATAATTTGTCTCTTAAATATGTTACGTCTGTAATACCATCAAATTGTAAACCTTGAGCAGTGTCAATTTTAGTTACAGTATCGTTGCCTCTTACAGGGATATAAAAATCCTCAAGTAAGTTTTGCATATTATATTTTAAATTGTATTGGCCTGTTTCGTGGTCAATTAATGGAGTACGTTTTAATGTTGAAATAGTTTTTTGCATAAAGTTTTCTACTTCAGCAGGAGGAATAGAACCAACATTAATATAAAATATTCTTCTATCTGGGCTGCGAGAAATTCTATTGATTAACATCGCATCTTCCATTAGAATGTATTGCTTAAATAATCTGCGAGCGGGTTCTAGGTATGAACGGCCATAAGGAAGATAATTAACGTCGGTTATTAATCTAAAGTGAGCCATTTCATAATTATCAAAATATATAGCACTTTGATCCTTTTCAAAAGTGTTGGGCACACCATAATACCCGGATCCTCCTGAGTAGAATCCTTCAGGGGAATATTTAAATCTTACAGCATTTGGGTGTTCAGGATCATAGTTTTCTTGTCTTTGAATATGGTAAGCTGTGTAAGGTATTACATTATATACACCAAATTTTTCTG